CGCCGACCGCGTCGACGATCGTGCGACCGAAGGCGTTGCGGTTGTAGGCCGCGCCCGACTGCTCGATCGTGAGGAGCACGTCGCCGGGGGACCCGTCCTCGCCTACCTTTGCGATCTCTGCCGTGACTGCGTCCGTGCCGACGTTGACCCGCACGACAAACTCCTCGGACCACCCCGTCAGGGAGCCGACGATGAGGTGCACGTCGCGGACGTGCGTGTCGCCCGTCGCCTCGATGCGGGGCTTCTTGAACTTCCAATTCTTGTCGACCGCACGGCTGGCGACGTTGCGAACGATCCGTCGCGCTTCCATGTCGCGGGGCGGCTCGTGCTCGACCTCCGTGTGCGTGTGAGTGTTGAAGCGAGTGTCTGCGAGAACTGCCATGACTTTCGTTGCGGTTGATGAAAAAGGGTGACCCCGCCCGACCCGTGTGCTACCAATCCTTCGCGTGCTTCGTGACCGAAAGAACGCGACGAACCCGCATGCACAGGGCGTTGAGTGCCTGCTGCTCGGCCTGCTCGTCCGCGTCCTTGATCTCGCTCTTGAGGCTACGAACGTGCTTGTCGGCTGTCTCCGCGACCGCCTCGTCACCGCCCATGATGTGCGCGTCCTTCAAGTCCTCGTTGACGGGAATCGCCCGATCGACGTACCGACGAATCGCCTCCTTACTGTCGACTTCGTCTGCGACCGAATTCTTGATGTCCTCAATCCGCTTCTGCGTGCTCATTGTACTGTGTGTCTGTGTGTAAATGATTGCGTCGTGTCGTCCCCTCCGCATCGTTGCACCCTCATTATAATGTGCTACGTTATCAATGTCAAGCGCATGAGGCACGGGGCCTGTCGTCTTCACATTACCGTGGGGAGGCGGCGTCTAACACAGAAAACCCCCACCCGTGACGCGAGTGCATTACGCTCGCTGGGTGAGGGCGCGTGGTCGCATTAGCGATGAACAACGACCACAAAAGAGGCGCGTGAGGCGTCGCGCAGTGGCGTCAGATTAGGGCGTAAGGTACGACTTGATGAACGATGCGATCGCCTTTCCGACCTGTTCTCGCGCCACTATGTCCGTGTCAAACGTCGCGAGTCGAAGGTCGGATTCGAGGGCTCGCTCATGCCCGTGCCACGAGTACACCTTGACGGTGTGCCCTCGACCCTCACGGGGCGGTCCCGTGACAACTGCGGCGCGGCGCTCGCCGTCGAGCGTGATGAACGTCTCGTAATCCTCGATCCTGCCGATGCCGAAGGGCGTGTCGTAGAACGCGTGCCGAATGTGCCTCGCGATCCTGCGCGTCTCCCGCATGAGGTCGTCGAGGTCGTCGTAGGGGTCGAGGTGGCTCGCGCTGTCCACGTCGTCCAGTGTCGTAGGGGAGGAAGGAGTGTCCATGTCGTGTGCTGTGTGTGTGATTAAAAGGGCGCGTCGGAAACGAGGGACACGACCGTCTCCGTCTGCTGTCCGCTCGACGGGCGCGGCTTGACGTGCTCGACCCGCGTGTCTCGGACCGCCGCTTCGACCGTGCTTCGATCGACCGCGTCGGGGGCCGTCACGATGAGCGTCGCGAGGTTGTTGCCCGTGATCTTGCCCGTCGCGCCCGTCTGCATGTACCGCCGTTCCCAGTCGTCGTCCATGGGGCGGGCGATCTGCGATCGGATGCGGCGGGCGGCTCGTTGGAGAATGTCGCTATTCATCGTCGTTCGTTGCGGTTATTCGTCAGGAGTGCGAGGGCGAAAGTGTCGTTCGGAGTTGTATGCTCCCGGCTCGCTGTCGGGAGCTTCCGTGTCGTGCACGACAGGGCGGTAGACCCACTCGCCTGTCACGCCGTTCCACTTGCGTTCGTGGATCGTCGCGGGGCGGTCCCCCAGCATCGGGGACGCGAACCACACCGGGTCGCCCTCCTGAAACTGCGGCTCTGGTTTACTGCTCATCGCTCGCCTGCTGCTTCCATTCGTAGTACGCGCCGAGGAGCCCACGCGCCTCTACCTCCGCGAGTGCGTCGGGGTCGACGTACCCGTTCCTACGCACGAGCATGAACAGGTCCTCTTTCGAGTTGCAGTCCGCCAACCTGTCCTCGAACGACGGGTCGAAAGGGGCGGCGTGCGGCCCGTTGGGCGTGTCGATCGTCTGTGCTTTGCGTTCCATGTGCCTGTGTGCTGTTGTGGGAGGGGTGACTACTTGAAGGTGACCGTGTGTGCCTCGTCCGTCCATCCGTCCTTGTGGGGGCTCTCGCCTGTGAACTCGACCTCAAGAACGGGGCGGTTGATGCTGCCGTCGTGCTTCGCGGTGATCCTGCGGATCTCGTCCGACGAATACGTCTTCGTCTCGCCGCCGATCACGCGCCCGACCTCTACCTCGATGCTTGCTTCGCTGGCTTCTTCGTTGCTCATCGTTGATCTGCGTTGCTGTGAGTGCGCTTGTGACCCCGCCTTCTGACGACCCCGCCCGATGCCGTCAGAAGGCCCCCCGCCCCGCGCCCGTGCTTACGCCGCGACCTTGTCCCGAAGCCGCGCCTCGGCGTATGACAGGTTGCGCTTGAGCGCCCTCCACGGCTCGTCGAACGAGTCGACGACCGCCTGTATCTGCTCGTCCGTCGCGTCGTACTGCTCGGGGTCGACCACTTCGAGGTGCTTCAAGTAGGTCCACTTCGCGTCGGGGTGCATGCCGTCCTCGTCCGTCTCGCCGCTCGGACTGATGCCGACCTTGTACGTGTCGTCTCCCCAACGGGAGTAGCTGGTCCCGTCTCCGACCCAGAAGAGGATGCCCGTCGTCCCCGGCTCGACCTTTTGGCCCGACACGACCTTGACCTCCTTGCCGACCTGCGGGTCGCGGCTGTCCTTCTCGTCCTTGAGCTTGAGGTGATCGAACAGGCGCTCGCGAGCGTGCTCGTTGACCTCGTTGATCGTCTGCTCCGTCGCGTCAACGACCGCACGACCGCCGCCCGCAAACCGCGTCGTGTCGTACTTGATGCTCTTTACCTCCTCCTCCTCGCGGTCCCACACCCTCGCGTAGAAGTCGCTGTCGTGGTACCCGTTCTTCTCGTAGGTCGAGAGCACCTGGCCCTCGTACATCTTGTCACCGTTCTTGAAAACTGCCATGACTAACTGTGTGTCTGTGTGTGCGTTCATCGCTAATGCACTCATATAATAACGCGACGCGTTATCAATGTCAAGCACGAGGCCGCAGAGTAATGTGAAGACGCGAGGCCACCCGTGCAGTCAGTAAAAAGCCCCGCCCTGCGGGGGCGGGGCCTGCGGCCTTGCGACCGTCGCCTACCGATTCGCCTGCTGCTGCAAGAACAGCCCGTCGAGGATGCCGCGAATCCGATCGACTGCCGGGGCGACCGTGTCCGTGTCGACCTCGTACTTTACGTCGATCGGTGCGTCTCGCGTCGTGATGCGAAGCTGACAAGTGTTGAGGAGGATCTTCGTCACCTCGAAGTGAACCGTTTCCTGACTCTCCTCTGGGTTGCGCGTGTCTCGCACCGTGAACCCGTCACTCGTCGAGTCGACCACGTACTGCCCCGTGTCGAACTGGTACTTGTCGAGGCGCGTTGCGATCTCGTTCTCAAGCTGAATCGACTTCCATGTCTTGTCCTGCGTGCTCATCGTGCTGCGTGTGTGTTGTTCATCGCTAATGCACTTACACGATAATGCGTGACGTTATCAATGTCAAGCACAGACCCTAAAGTAATGTGAAGACGTTTCGGGCACGAGAAACGCGAGATAATGCCCTTTTTGTCCCGTTTTCTGGCGGGATGGTTGCCTGTTTCTGAAACGAGAAACACAGCGCCGCCTCTGCGGTGAGAGTCACGTCACACGCCGATCCTTTCCCCACACGGCCCTTTCCCCCGACGTGGAAGCGAGCGCCGAGGAGCGACGCGAGAGGCGGCAGGAGTACCGCGCCTCCCTCCTCCTTCAATTCCAGCAAGCGGCGTCGAGCGCCGAGTTCAGCTACGCCCGCGACACGAAGCGATTCGTGACGACGGCCACGACGGAAGGCGCGTCGGGCGCGGCGGTCGAGGCCGTGCAAGACAAGCAGGTCCGCGCCGCCCTCGACGAGGCCATCGACAGCGCAGAGGACGAGGTCCGTGCCCTCACGTCTCGCCTCGTGAACGGGGACGTGACCCTCGCGGAGTGGCAGCAGACAATGAGCCAGTACGTCAAGAGCGCCCACCTCAACGCGGGGGCCCTAAGCAAGGGCGGGTTCGAGAAGCTCACGCAACGGGACTACGGCCAGATCGGGGGCCGCATCGCAGACGAGCTTGAGTATCTGCGCGGGTTCGCCCAAGACATTTCCGATGGCACGCAGGCGCTCGACGGGACCGCCCTCCGTCGATCGGAAATGTATATGGGGAAGGCCCGAAAGACGCACCACAAGCTGCACCGACGCGAGATGCAGAAGATCGGCTACAACCAAGAGCGCAACCGATTGGGCGTGGCCGAACACTGCGAGGAGTGCGTGGCGCTCACCAACCGGGGCGACGCAGACGGGTGGGTTCCCAACGGCACGCTCACCCCGATCGGGGATCGGATCTGCCTCTCCAACTGCAAATGCCGCATCGAATACCGCAATACCGACACCACCGACCCGTCGCGCTTCCCAAGCGTGCGGGAGTAGCTGACCGTTCATAACCGCAACCGACCCATGCCCGACGACGAACCGACCGACGAGCAGAGCACGGAGACTGGCTTCGATCTCGACGACATTTCCGACGCCGTCAACGACGCCCTCCCGCAGGAGGCAATCGAGGCGTTCAAGAGCGAGGCCGAGTCGAGCGGCGATTGGGAGAAATTCGCCCGCGTCCTCTACAACGACAACAAGCAGCAGCGCGACCGCCTCCGCGAGGTCCAGCAGGAGAACAACAAGCTCCGCGAGCAGGGCCCCGACGACCGCGTCGTCCTCGACGAGGAGACGAGCGCGGCCATCCAAGAGCGCCTGCCCGAGGGCACGAGCGTCGACGAGGTCCCCGACGTGCTCGACGACTTCCACGATCTTCGCCAGCAGGAACGGCAGCGCCAGAGGCGCGAGCGTCGGCAGGAGGCATGCGAGGTGGCAGGTGTCGACCCCGAGGCGCTGGGCGACCTTGAGCCGAACGCCGAGGTCGCGGTCGAGGAGGTCGACGGGGAGGACGAGTCCAAGCAGGTCGCCTACATCGAGAACAACGACGGCGAGAAGCGCCCGCTCGACGACTACCTGCAGGAGGAGTACCCCCGGTTCGAGTCCGTCCTCTTCTCCGACCCACAGGCCGAAGCGGAAGGCGAAGGCGAAACGGAAGCGGAGTCCAGCAACAACACGCCCAACGTCCCGACCCCCGACGATTCGGGCGGGGACGATGCCACCCCCTCAAGCGACGACCTCGCGCAGGAGTTCATCGCCCGTCAGGAATGGGCGACGCCCGACACGGACGAGTAGGTTTTAATTCCGAGACGCCCCCGAACGTCAGCGCGTTCCCGCTCATATAGGCCCTTGAACATACCGCCAGCCCCCGCCTCGGCGCGTAGCCGTGGGCCGCTCCTCGCATAGGGGACGCCCTCGTGCAAGCGCACAGCACCCGCATAGGGTCAGCGCCACTCCGCAGTAGCCTCGCCGCTACTCACGGATTGGAGCTGACCCTTTTGCTTTTGCTCGCCGCCAACTGAATCAACCGCGCCCCGACGCTCATGCTTGGCCTTCTGATTGCTCTCGCGCTCGCCCTCCCGTTCCTCGCCGTTGGGATGGCCCGTTTCGAGTTTCCGAAGTTTGAGGACCAGAGCTATCCCAACTTCATCGCGGACACCTTCGACAAGCGGACGCTCGTGCAGGGCGGCATCCTGCTCGACCCGAGCACCTTTTCGGAGAACTCGAACGGGTACAAGAATGCCGACGCCGGAATCCTCGTCGGGCGCACCGCTACGGAGCGAGACAACAACGCAGCCTTCGGCAAGATCGACGACGTGAACAAGCCGATCGGGAATCAGGCCGAGGTCTTCCTGCTTGCCCACGACGTGCAGTATCTCCGCGAGAACCCCGCCGCCGCCGTGCTTCGGGAGGGGACGCAGATCCGTATGGACCAGCTTCCCAACTACTCGGACTTCACGACGGCAGAGTCCGACTTCGTCAAGAACACCTTTGAGGTCGTCCCCGGCACGGCCTAACCCCACGGGCCTCCGTAGGCCACCACGCCGCACCCGCACCCGCCTTTGTAGCCTTCCTCGCAACGAACCGATCGTAGGTTATGCCTACCCAGTCTCTTGGTACCTTTCTCGAACAACTGATCGAGCAGGGGCGCGTCGACGCCGTAATGACGAACGAGTTCGCCCAGTTCGGGATCGAGCCTCGTCAGTATATCGGCGCACAGATCATGCCCGAGCAACTGCAGGAGGACAACGAGTACCGTGAAACGGAGGTCTACTACCGCACGGTGATCGCCTCGTCCTCCTCGCGGTACAGCCCGGCGCAGGTCCGTGAGGGCGGCGTGATCGGCGGCGAGATGCTCGTGGAGCTTGGGGAGTCGGACATCAGCAAGACCCTCACGGGCAAGCGGTATGACGACATGGTCGAGTACCTGAATCAGAGCGCGGATCTCGCGTCCGAGGAAATGCTCAACTGGGTCAACTCGATGCTGAACATGGCGCTCGTCGAGTTCAACGAGAAGCAGCGTTGGGAATGCCTCATCAACGCCGCGGTCGACATTGTGATTAACGGGTCGGAGCGGACGGTGAGCTACCCCGACCCTGCGGGCCACCGCGTCGCCGCGGCGGGCGACTGGACGAGCGACACCTACGACCCGATGGACGACGTTTTCTCGATGCAGCAGTTCCTTCGGGCGAAGGGGTACGTGATCGAGGGCATCTACACGAGCCACGAGGTCATGACGACCCTGCGGCAAAACCCGAACGTCGCCAAGCGGTCGGGCAACGTCATGTCGCTCAACACGACGGACTCCGAAATCTACGTCCAGAACATCCAGAATTCGGACGTGCAGAACGTCTTCGATCAGAATAATCTCCCGACCCCGCAGGAGTACAACCTCAACTACTACACGGAGGACGGGACGCCCAAGCGGTTCCTGCCGAAGGACGCCATGGTGTTCGTCTGCCGCACGGGGAACGAGACGGAGGTGCGCCTCTCTGCCGACCCCGACCAGCGCCGCATGCTGCGCGACACGGTCGGGTACACGGGCATCGGCACCCCTGCCGGGCAGCCGACCCCCGGTCGCGCCTTCGACCTGCAGGCGCAGTCCGACAAGCCGCCCCGCATCGAGGGCGACGCGTGGCAGACGAGCCTTCCGGTGCTCACCAACCCCGAGGCGATTGGGGTCATCAACGACATTACCCTTGCCTAACCACCGCCCTTCGCCTCGCGACGCGTAGGCGGCCCGACCCATGGTGGTGCGTGTCGGAACGGGTCCTGCCGCCCCGTTGCTTCCCCGCCTGCGCTCGTCGCGGGGCATTCTTGTACGCTCCACCAACCTTGTTCTTTGACCGATGGCCGACACCGTAGAGTACGCTCTCAACCGCGACTACCTGTTGAACGGAAACGTGTACCCCGCGTCCGACGAGAAGCGGGAGGTGCCCGCCCAACTGGTCGAGCGCGACAAGGCCCTCGACGGAGAGGACGGCCCGGGGTCGGTCCCCTCCCCTCTTGCGATCGACGAGGGGCTGCCGACCGCCATCCCGACCGCCGCCCGCAACCGACTCGAAGAGGAGGGCGTGGAGACGTTCGACGCCCTTCTCGATCTGATCGAGGCCGGCGACCTCGAAGACGTAGACGGCATTGGCGAAGGCCGTGCCGAGAAGG